GCCACCAGCGAGTCGATGTTCGCCGTACCGTCGATGTAGAGGTCGCGGAACTCCTTAGCCACCGAGCCCAAATCGGTCGAATCGTCTATCGAGGGCACCAAGTTCGCCGCAAACTGACCGTTCGGCGTGATGGTGTCCGTCGCCGCATTACCCAGCGTCGTGTTCCCCTGAACCGACAAGTTGCCGGTCAGGGTTAGATCGGTCAGCGTCCCCGTCGAGTTGACCGTGAGCAGACGAACATTCGTCCCGTCATACACGCCCAAGTGAAGCGATGAGGCCGCAATCGCCCCCACCGCCAACGCCCCACCCTCGGCGTCAACGATGGTCTTGGCCCCAAGCGAGTTGACATTCAGCGTCGGCGTGGCCGAAGTGTTGGCGTTCGTGAACAGGAGCGCCATGTACATCTTCGTCGAGTACGCCGCAGGCGCGATGTCATAGGTGACGGTGTAGGTGTCCGTCCCCGAGACCGTTTCGACCTGGAACTGCGCGGCAATATCCGCCATCAACGCGCGGGCGCTGTCGTTCACGGACGAAGCCGACTGCCCCTCAGCGAAGTTGACAGAGCCAACGGTGGCGTTAGAGGCTGCGGTGGTGCTGTAGTCGGAAAGGGCCATTTCTGTCCTCGGAAATGAAAAAGCCCCTTCCTTTCGGGAGGGGCCGTGCTAGAGTTGGGGCTTATGAAAAGGCTTTGGTTCGTCGCCGTGTTTCTGGCGATTGGCGTAAGTGCCGCCATCCCCGCCGCGATCAGCGGCGAGCTATGGGCTTATTTCCTGTTCGTGTTCGCGGCTATTGCTGGGTGGCAAGAGTTCCGGCTGTACCGCCGACAGCACCCCGTTGGGCAACCGCAGCGAGACTATTAGCAAGACGCTCCGCGTTGGCGATGTTGGCCTTTGCCAGCAACTGCGCCGCAATCTCGGGCTCCAGCATCGCCTTCGCCAGCAACTGCTGAAGCTCCTGCTCGGTCCCCGCCAGTCCGTAAATTGCTTGAAGCGGTTTCGCCACAGCGCGCACGGTCGCGTTGTCGGAAAGGCTGTCGGTCAGCACCTTGCCCAACACATATGACATGGTGATATTCCGCGCCGTGCTCGACCCTTGCGGGCGGACGGCGGCGTTGTTTACCGACGCGGCGCGGTCCAAGTCCTTTAGCACCAGTTCAAGTGCCCGCTGCTGCCGGGGGAGCAACTTCACCCCTGAGTCCCGAACAGCCGCGCCGAGAGCGCGAGCCATAGCGGGCTGGGAGAGGAATCGCCCGTACTGCGCGGTCGGGTCTTGCGCCGTGATTTCCGGTGAGGCGGTGGTCGCCTTCGTGCGAATCGCCGCAGCGTTCTCCACCCCTTCCTTGACCTGAGCGACCCTGGAGTACCGCTCCATGTACTTCCCATAGCCCCCGCCGGTCGCCTGGTTTAGAGATTCGTCAATCGCATCGCGGATCGCAAGCAGTTCCTTCGCCGCGAGGCGCATGGAGCCCTTGTCGCTATCGTACCGGCCAGCGATGGCTTGAGAGATTGACTTGCGAGCCTCGTAAAGACGGCGCACATCGAGCCGCTTACCGCCCTCTCCCGCAGCTTCGGCCAACTGTTCGCCCGCGAACTTGATGGCCTGTTTGACCTCGGGCCGGACATAGGTTTCTGACTGGATGATGCGGCTCATCGCCTCGCGCACAGGCCCTAGCGTCGGGCGCTTCGCTTCAGCGAACGCTTGCTCTCGAATCGGCCCCGCAATCTTCTCGGCTTTCCCGTCAAGGAGCGAAACAACATCTTCGTTGATGCCGTACTTGTCGAGGAACGCATTACGGGCGCTGTTCTGCTCCGCAAGCCGTTGCCCCTTCAGCCCCGCCATTCCCGAAGTCTCGAACACCGGACCATCGGCGGCGGCGATGCCGTAATCGCCTGCGGCCTGAGCTGTGGTCGGCCGAGATCCGGGGACGATAGGCTTGGCGGTGGCGAGGTTCTGCTGCGCTCGGATGGGGTCATTCGCCATCCGGCGCAACGCTTCACCCACGGCGCGCTCACGGCCCGATTCGGTCAGCGGGTCAATGGCTGCGCGGGATCGGCCCACAACATTCCCCGACCCAGGAACCGCAGCACCGCCCGCAACGCTGGCAATCGTCTGCCCAACGGGGCCAGCCCCCATCGCTGCCGCTGTCTGAGCCGCCAGCGTCCCCGTCTGACTACCCACGGTCTGTGCCACGGGGCCGCGCGCCAACTGTTCGCCCACTCCGCGAAGAACGCTCGGGGCGAGCTGGGGCGCATTACGAACCAACTGCGTCCCTAGACCAATCGGAGCCGCCGCGCCCGTGAGGGCGGACGCGAGGTTTTCGGGGAGCGAGCCGCCGAACGCCGGAAGGCCCATCGCATCTAGCCCCTGCTGGAACTTCCGCGAGGCCAGCATCGGCTCGACAACCTGTTTCCGCGCAATCGTATTGACTACGAAGCCCGGAGCATCGGCCACCAGCGCGGGAAGCCCGCCCAGTCCCGTCAACGCGGCGCGGGCCATCTGCCCGGCAGAAATCGCACGCGAACGAGGGGCCTGAAGTTTTGCCACCGCATCCTTCAGCGCCGCATCGTTCGGAGCCTCGATTTGGTACTCGGCCCCGTCCTGAAGTTTGACCGTGTAGGTCGGCATTACTTCGTCCTTACCGCCGTCACGCCGTTGCCGAGATTGATGGCCTGGCCGATTTGAGTCTCGAACTTCTTGAGCTGGTCGGCAGGGATGCCGAACTCCGGCGTGACCAGATCGGGATTGACCTGATACTGGCTCGCCAAGTCGCTGTAGGTCTTATCGAGGTTCTGGACCTGCTGGTACTGAGACTGATAAAGCCTCTGCGCTTGCGCGAGGAAATCCGCGCGCTGTTCGGGGCCGAGTTTTTCGCCGTTCACAAGGTTCTTGTAGAGGGTGCGGATACGCTCGGGAACGCCCGCTGCGTTCGCGGCGTTGGCATATTCACCCTCGCGCACCGAGGAGGTCGGGTCCAGCATCTTCATATAGCCGAACACCAACGAGAGGTCGCCCGCCGGACTCGGGTTGATAGCGGCGTTCGCAACGCGGCTATACCCGTCCCGAACAACCTGGAAGTCCTTGACCGACTGAAGCCCCGTGAACTCGCCGCGCAGTTTCTGTTCCTGGTTGAACTTCAACTCCGCAGCATCGCGGCCCACCTTGTCAGCCGCCGCTTGGTCAATGGGTTTCGGCGCGCCTCGGGCAATCTCCTTGCCCTGCGCGTCATAACGAATCTGATCGGGGCCGAGCGTAAACCCTTCGGGCGCGGAACTCGCCGTCGCCTGCCGGTACTGGTTCGCAAACGCCGGGTCGATCTGCGCCGCCGCCGCAAGGTCGCCACGCGCCAACGCCGCCTGTAGCGCCGCCTGTCGCTGCGCCGCAGCCTCCCGCTGCGCCTTCTGCTCGCGCATGGCCTTCGCCATCATCGCCCGCTCAAGCGCCCCCTGGCCCATCTGCTGACCCTGACCAACGGCCTGCGCGAACGCCTGACCCCAGTTGATGGGCATACGCGACGGACCAGAGGCCGCAAGCAACCCCTGACCCACACCCAACAGCGTGGACTTCTTCGCCGCCTCAAGGTCGGCAGGCAATAGCCCGAATGCGTCCAAAGAGTCGGGGCTGTACCCCAACAGGTTCAAGGGATTGAAGGGCATTAGCCGAACCCTCCGAGCAGACCGCCAAGCAGCGCACCCCACGGGCCGAACGCCTGATTGCCCGCAATCGCGCCACCCAGCGCCCCCGCACCGCGATTCTGGTAGTAGGGCTGCGTGGTGTTCTGGTAAGGCTGAATCTGCCCGCTCACCCGACCGAGGTACTGATTCAGCGCCAGCTCAGGCCGCTGCTGCTCGAAGTCATACCGCCTCTGAGCATCCAGCGCCTGCTGCTGCGCCAGGTTCTCCACCGCCGACCCCACATCCCGCATCTGCGCGGTGTCGATGTAGTCCTGGTTAGCAAGGTTGGGGGCCATCGCCATCGCCTGATTCATCAGGCCGCGCTCGTTCTGGTACTGCCCGCCGTACAACTGCGTGGCATACGAGGCCAAAGCCTCACCACGCGCCGGAGCCGAGGCCACCAAGTCGCGACCAGACCGCGCGTAAAGCGTGTCCATCTGGTTGCCGATCTGCTGCGCGCCACGCTGGAAGGTCGCGTCAAGGTACGGGTTGCTATTGAGGAACCCGCCGTTCATGGTGTTGACCGCGAGGCCCTGCGCGGAGGCGTTGACGGGCGAGCCCATCGCGGCCCGCTGCTGCTGCATCGCCAAGCCCTGCTGCGTCGGCTGCGAGAACGGGATGACCGTCTGGCCGGGGTACTGCGTCGGGCCACCCTGGTTCAGTAGCGCCTGAGCGCCCTGAAGCCCCTGCTGTAGATACGGCTCCGCGAACTTGGGCGGCTCAACGCGCGTCGTGGTGGAACCTTGTGACTGTGCCATCTGAATCCTCTGAAACGAAAAAACCGCCCGAAGGCGGTTCGTGAGGGAGCGGAGAAGTGTTAGAGCAGCCCGAGCGTCCGAGCGAAAGCCAATCGACCCTGATAGGTGTCACCGAGCATGTTCCCCTCCAACCCGCCGCCGAAGTCCGCAACGAACCCCGACCCGCCCTCACCAGAGCCGCTGCCGAACCCGCCTCCCTCGATAACGCCCATGTTCAACAGCCCAGCCAACTGATGCCCCACACCCCCCGCATCACCCGTGGTCGTGCGCGACCAGTCATAGCCGGGGTCATTCATGTTCCCGGTGGACGGCGTGTAGGGATTCCCACCGTTCGTCGCCAAGTAATCCCACGCGCCACCAAGCGCATCCCCGAACTGCCCCAAGTACGAAGATTCGGACACCACCGGGGCCGCAGGCGCATCAACGCCCGTCGCATACCCCGGCAGAGTCACAGGGCTCAACGCACTCGACCCCGTGCTGATCGCCGGTCCACCGTACACATCGCCCATCCCCTCGCCGGGCGCGGTCACAATCGAGCTGCCCTCGGTCCAATCAATCGAGCCAACCCCCGAAGGCCCGCCACCAATCGGTCCCAGCGGCATCTGACTGATGGGCAGCGTGTCCACGCCACCAATCGTCGCGCCACCAGGAAGCGGGGCAATCAAACCAATCTCACCGCTCGGCGGCACAACCGGCGCGGGCGGCAACGATTGAATCGGCCCGCCCACAGGGAACGGGTTGTTCGGCATCACGCCAGGAACACCCACCTGCGTCGGCGGCACCTGCGGCACCGACCCGGGCGAACCCTGCGTCGGGAAGTTGAAGTTCACATTCCGCACCGGAGGCTGATACACCCCACCCGATAGCCCCTGCGCCATCGCGTTGAAGTCCATCGCGTTGGGGATAGAGCGCCAAGAATCCGTGGGCGTCCCACTCAGGGGACCAAAACCGAAGCTCTGTGCGCCAACACCGGCTGACGGCACGAACGGAGCCGCCCCGGGCTGAAGCGAGGCCGCATACTGCCCGGCGTACTGGTTCATCAAATCACCGAAGTTCAGAGGCATTTGTCGAGTACCACGCTGGTCACTTCATAACCGTCCAACACGCGCGCCCACCCCCGACGCCCTATGATCCGAACACGCTTCGCGCCAATCGTCGCGGCCCATTCCTCAATGTCCTTCAGGAATCGGCCCCACCGACTAAACCCATCGCCCGCCGCAAGCCAAACCTCAACCACCCGCTCCTGCGGGAAGTCAAAAACCTTCGTAACGGCAGCCCCGAGCAACGCCCCATCAGTCCGCGCGACCCAAAGTTGGGCGTCAGAGGTTTCCAGTAGCGCCCGAACATCCCCGAGCGTGTACGCAGATTGTCTATCCAAAGCGCGCGCAAGAATCGGCCCGACCTCGCCCCATACAGGGCCGATTTGCCCCGCCGGATAAGTCTGTATCCACTCACCCGAAGCGTATGTAGAGAAATGTCCGGTCAACCTGGGCATTGTTCGCATGCGCCACCGTGAAACTCTCTGCGCCACGCGCCGAGAGGTACATCGTCCCCGCCCCAATCTCTGCCGCCGCATTCGCCGTGGTCGGTATCCACAGCGGCACCATGTCGTGCGCGAACTCGGGGTCCGTCACCACCGTAGACCCGGCGCTCGCCGTCAAGGTGAAAGTCCCCGCCACATTCGCGCGACCACGCAACAGTCCATTCACCGCAAGGCGCATCTGCTCCATCTGGCGGTCCTTGAACGGAACGCCCGCAACAGCAACCTTCTGTGTCACACTTCACCCGCCTCGGTGATGTACGCCTCAACCCCTATCGCGCGGTCAAAGCCCCCACTAATCACACACCGCGCCCGGTGATACCGAGCATCCTTGCGACAGTCCGCAATCCCGCTCCGCGTGCTGGGCGTAATCGCATCACTCCAAGTTACCGAGGCCGTCTGCGTGTCCCGCGTGCCGATATACACGGCCACGCTCCCAGCAGACCCCAGGTCGATCACCGGACGAATCCCAGAGCAAAACGCCCGCCCGCCAGGATTCGCATTGACCTCGAAAGTGTCCAATGTCGCCGTCGCTGCCGTCCCCGACAACCCGCCGAACTGATGCCCCGTGGTGAACCCCGCCGCGAACGACGCCCCACCCCGCCACACCGCCGCATCGAGCGGAGGCGTCACGGTCTCAAGCCCACTAGGGAACAAGGTGTCCAGGTCGTCTAGCGTCACGCCGACCGCACGCGCGGTCAGCAGCAACTCACACAACTGGTCGCAATTCGTCCACCGCCCCTCGGCATAGTTGTAGACATAGATGCGGTTGGGCGTACCCCCCGCCGCCATCGCCGCGAAACTCCAATAAATCAGCTTCTTGTCATAGTCGATGGCGGTCGTCAGTTTCTCGGGGTAGTCGTCGTCCATCTCCGCGCGGAAGGTCGCGTCCACCTTCGCATGACCCACCGGCTGCGAGGTCAGCCCATCCGTCATGTAGAACCCCGTCGCGGTCGGGTAGTAGGTCACTCCACCCACCTGCGCCACCCCGAACGGATACGGACACCCGTTCACGCGCTCGAAGGTCTGCAACTGCCAGACCACATCCCCGCCCACATAATCAAACCGCGTCACCGCACGGTCCTGGAACACGAGGAAGTATTGGTCCCACCCGACAATCGCCCGAACCTCACCGAAGTTCGGGTCCAGGTCCTCGTCCCCCGCCTGATTGGTCGAGGTCGCGGCCCAGGTCGTCGGGTCATCAATCGCGCACCACGCCACGCGATACGGAGCCGAGGTCTGATTGCCGAGAATCACGAACTTGTCCGTGCGCCCGACCACACGCGACTTCGGCGGCGAACCGCCCAACGCGGTGAAGTTCGCCGCGCCGATCGTCGAAACCTGCACATCGTCCTGAAGGTTGGTCGCGATGACCGTGTTACCCCATTGGACGAAAGACCAGTATTCCGTCAGCGCGGAGTAGTTACCGCCCACCGCGCGGGTCACATCGGTCCACGCCGATCCCGACCACAGGTAGAGTTTCGTCGCCGTGCCCGCGTACAGTTTGATGGTGGCCGAGGTATCGAGCGCGGTGTACGCGCCCTTACACGCCGCCGCCAACGCCGTATAAGACGAAGAAAGCGTCAGGAACGGCTCATATGCCCCGTTCACCGGAAGGCAGTTCTTGGCCTCCGACATGGCCCCGGAGTCGAGCGCGGCCACATCGGGACGCCACTCGGGGAACTTGATAACGGCAGGCTTCACGCGGACCTCATCGAGAGACCCGTGCCGACCTCCATCCGCTGCTCATTCTCGAACTGCGCCCTCGCCTGCTGGTACTTGCCCTCCCACAGCGCGATGCGCGGGTCGTCCTTGATGAACGGCGATGCCTCCACCAACGAAGCCCACAGCAACATATAAGGCGCATCCGTTATCAACCAGTTGGAGGTGTTGCTGTCGCTAAGCGCGTCCAGCTTCTTCCAATAGGTGCCCTTGATGGTGTAAGTCGAGTCCGGGTAAGGCCCGAACTCCACATTCGCACCGTTGATGGCGTACACAATCGGCTTGCCTTCCGCCGCACGGTTCGGATACCGCCGCATCACCGTGTCCAGGTCGGACGGCTGCAACACCACCGAAGGCGTCCCATCCACCCGCAGGGTATTCCACCCACGGAATCCAGACGGCAACGCCACCACCCCCGACGAGATGGACGACGAGAACGCGGTCTCCATCTGCCGACACTTGACCTCGCGGTAAATCCGCTCCTCCCCCGCCTCGATGAAGTAAGCGAGATAGGAGGTCAGGTCAGACCGCGCAAGATAGTCCGCCACAGCGGTCTTGAGCGTGGAATAGGAACTGATCGCGGCCATTAGCCAAGCCACCCGTAGCGCCCGACATATTCAGGCGTGTGGTTGTAGAACTTCGCGCCGTGCTGGTACTTGCACAGCGGCGACTCGTCAGGGATGTGAACCTTGATGCCCCGCCCCTCCGCGAGACCCACCAGCCACTCCATGTTCGGACGCTGGTAGCCGTATTCGTCGTCCCCCCGCATATCAACGCCCCACAGCCCGATTTCCTCCGCGCCCTCGGCAATCGCCAAAGCCATCGCGTATGAGATGGAGCTGTTCCAGTAAGGCCGTCCAATCGCCCGCGCCACCGTGTCGAACGGATAGCGCAAGGCGTTGTCAATCTCGGGCCGCCACTCCTGTAGGTACAGGCACGGCAACTCCCGCAACAGGTCGAAATAGGACGGCTTGCGCTTGCTGTGCGCGGAATCCAACAGCCGCCAATCGTGCATCTCGAAACACCGCGCCATGCGGAACACGCACTCCTCGCGGTCCCACGGCAACCCCCACTTCTCCCAACTCGCATCCGCCCACGGCGCAGCATCGTGCGTCGTGGAGCTCAACCCCACCACCGCCACCTTCACAACTTGCGCCCGAACGGATTGCCCTTGACCGTCATACAGTCGGGATAGTCCCGCTGGATGATGCCCAGGATGCGCTGCTTCACCGACCAGTCAGCCCGATACCAGTCGAGACCGTGGATGTCCTTGATCTGCTGGAGGATGACCAACGGGATACGCGCGGCATGGGTCAACGAAAGCCCCGCCGCGTTGTCCTTGTACCCATCGAACTCGTCACGCTGGCGACGATTGACCTCGCGGATGGTCTCGACATCCTGCGTGGTCTGCACGACGACCTTCTCCTGGTCGGCGTGGACGATGGTTTCCTTCAGCGCCCCCGCGAGGGCCGCATCAAGGTCAGACGAGCGAGACAATGTGGGCATTCCCGCCAGCCGCCTGCTGGATGGCGCTCACACGGTCGCCCTCCGCCACGCGGAAGATGTAGTGCTTCGCCGCCTCAACAGGGATGTCGCTCGAAGTCGCCACCGCCGTCTTGCCAATATTGATGTAAGCCGCCGTGGTGCAAACCACCAGCACAGCCTTCACACCCACACCAATCGCCGTGCCGTTGCCCGCGGTGCCGGTGTACGCCACGACCTCGGTAGACTTGGGCCGGAAATACGCTTTTCCAATATCCATGTGTTCTCCAAAAAAGAGGGGCCAGCCCGAAGGCCAGCCCCTCGAATCGCCTTACTTCGGCGCGAGCAGGACGCTGATGACGCCCGTCGCGGTGGTCAAAGTGCCGGTGAAGTCAATGCCAATCGCATTCCCCGCAGCGATGTCAAGGTCGCTGGAGGTCGTCGAAAGGGTCAGGCTCTGGTTGGTGTTCGCCGTGCCCTTCAGGTTGAAGGTGCCCGAGTGAAGCGCCGTGCCAGACGAGATGGCGGTTCCAGACGCGGCCTTCTTGATCGCCGCCGTCACCGCTCCGGCGTCAGTACCCGCCGCCGTCACACGCCCCGCGATACCGACAACACGGTAGGCGCGCTGCGCGACGAAACACTCCTTGTCCACCGACGAGGCGTTGTATTCGATGTCCACGGACACGAACCCATCACCACGCGATGCGCCAATCTTCGAGTCATAGTCGGCATTAGAGTTGGACCGCAGGCCGATGGCCCCGTCCTGTCGCTGAACGATATTGATAGACATTTTTTCCCCTTAGCCCCAAGAACGACGAGGGGCGAGACCCTTGCGAGTCCCGCCCCTGTCGTTACTGAGTGCGTCAGTTATTACGAGCTGGTCAGATCGAGGACCATCGTGTGAGCCTTCTGGTTGCGGACCTCAAGGGTCGCCTCAACCAGAATCTGCTTCTTCTCGTAGTCGCCGTCGATCGCCAGGTCCTTCGTGCTGAAGTCACGAAGGTAGGCAACCGCCGCGAACTCCGGGTCCACGAGGTAGCACATATCGACTTCGCAGAAGCGCGACGGACGGAACTCGATGGTGTGGAAGTCGCCCACATACACATCAACCGCCGCCACGAGCTTCTTGTCCTCGGACTTGTCAACGCGGGTGGCGTTGCCAGCGAACTGGCTGACCTTCCGCTTGTTGAACGGGCCAAGAACGCCGATGCTCGGGTTGCCGCCGTTGTCGTAGCAGTTCTGAAGCGCCGAGGCCAGCAGGTCCTCGGTGAACACCCGAGCGGTGCCCGGGGTGAACGCATCAGCGCCCGTGCCAGCCGCGAAGGTGCCATCCGACGCCTTCACCGCCGAACCCGTCACCGCAGCGTAGGCCGGGAAACCAGCCATCTCGCGGGCCAGGGTGTCGTTACCGGCGACCTTAGCGTTGTTGTCGCTGATGGCGAACTCAAGGTCGCGCTTCAGCTCCTTCATGCGCTTCATCATCTGGTACGCCATCTCGTCATCGCGGCCAGCGGACACGACGGCGATCTGGGTGCCGGTGACGACCGCCACCTTGTCGAGAATCTGCGAGACATTGGTCAGGCGGGTCGTCGCGGTCGAAGCATTGACCGTGGCATCGTCGCCTTCGATGTTGTAGTTGGTCCCCGCCGCAGCGAGTGCGTCGGTCTGCCCTGTCTGTTACTTCGGGGTCCAACTAACCCCTTGATACCCCTTGCGGGGCGGGGCGCTACTTCACTTCGCGCCCTCTACCGCTTTCACGGCAGGTCGGACTCTATCTTGACCGCTATCAAGCGGCCTCTGGCGTATTAGCCTCTGAGGTTTGCCTTCGCTGCCAATCGTCAACACGCGTCTGCTTGCGCTGAATGTTGAACCGCGCCCCCGCATCAATCCAAGACTGGAGTTTGATGTGGAACCGCGTTGGTATCTTGTATCCCGGCTTGCGCGACACTTCCTGCGACACCTTGCCGATGCGGATTCCCGTCATCTCAAGAAGCCGAATGAAGTCCGGCACCCAAACATCGCACGACTTGAACCCCATGTACGCTGAACCATGCTGGTTGTGCGCCACGAACCCCTCGCTATCCATCAGCCCGACAATGAACGCGACTCGGTCCTCGTGGGACCAGCCGAATACATACGCTGGAATGATGCGCTTGGAGTCCGTGTCAGCAACCAGTCGGTTACACAACTCGGGGCACCCGCATTGAAGCGGGTAGTTCGGCTTGCTGCTTTTCTTCACCGCTTCCTTCCCAACCCACGCGGTCTTGCCGGTTAGATCGAAAAGCGCGGCCTGCACAGCGAGCGCGAAATCTTCGTCAATGGTGTTCAGGCGGAAGGTCGGGTACTTGCCCTGAGCAAGTGATACACAACCATCCCCTAGATAGACACCCAATATGTAAGCGAAACTCTTACCTGCTTCTCTGCCAATCATCGCTGCTTTTCCTCTGCGGGGAGCGACGCTCTAAGGCATTTGTAAGCATATAGCCAGATTTTGCACGAGCAGCAGTATGTTTACTCGTGAGTGACCGCACGGGCCTTCGCGCGCGGAAGCGCGCTAAGCAGCGGGGTCTCGATCGGGGAAATGTCGTAGATGAAATCAACCAGGTCCTCACGATTGCCAACGGCATCGTAGGAACTGAAAGTATTGCTAGGCTGTGCCATTTTCTGTCCGCCTCACGGCGGTCCTCATTGATGTTATTTGGATTTGCGCCCCACCAGCCCCATCGCCTTCAGCACAGAAGCGCCCATCTCGTTGCGACCTCCGCTCTTGCGGAAGGCAACACGGGCCTTCTGTACCTCGGTGCGAGGATTGGGGGACGACGCAGGTGCGCCGGGCTTCGCCATCTTGGGCGCAGCCTCGACCTTCTTCAGTACCTCGGCCTTGACCTTCTTCGCCTCGGATTGATGCTTGTGCCACGAAAGGGCATCCAGCACGATCCGCAACGCCTTATGGTTCGACGCCGCTACCGCCGCCACATCCGCATCGTTGAACTGATAGGTGTTCTTCAGGAACTCGGCCACTTCTTTCTGGCCCTGCTTCCTTACACCCTCATCCGCCCACGACGGAACATGGTTCAGCAGTTCCTTGAACTCACGCGCCAACCGCTCCTGCTCGGCAGAACGCGCGGCCTGCACCGCCTTCTGCTCCTCAGCATGACGCTGCGAAAGCGCCTGGTTCAGCGCCGATACCCGCTGCTGAAACTGGATGTACCGCGCCGAATACTCCACCGGGTCCGTCGCCTGTAGCGCGGCCCAGTCAGTACGGCCCAGTTCACCAAGCAACTCCTGGCGGGCAAGTTCGAGATACTGGTCTGTCTGTTGCTTCGCGACCTGTAGAGCAGCAGCACGCTGCTCCGCCTCGGCCCGAAACGCCTTCTCCCGTTCGCTCAACTCCATGAGCCTGCGGGTATGAGCGGCTTCCAGCTGGAAGGACTTGCGCAGATCGGTCGGCTTGGCCTTGCCCTCGATGCCGTCCACCTTGGTCTTGAACGCGAGCGTGCCGTCCTCGTCGATGACGAGTTCGGATGGGCTCACGCCAAGCATCTTGGCGACGGCGGCGAGGTCAGGCGGCTGACCCGTCGGCTTGTCCTCAGCGGGCGCTTCCGCGTCCTCCGATGGGGCTTCGGGGGCCGCATCGGTCTCACTCGCCTCTGCCTCCGCAGGCTTGCCCTCGACGGGGGCCTCGGTGGGCTCGGACTCTGGCGCGGCAGGCTCTTTCGGCTTGCCGGTGAGAATCGCCTTCAGTCGTTCAACATCCGAGAGCGGCTTGCTCTCCTGGGTCGGAGCAGCAGCCGTGTTCGGTGCCGACTCCGCGCCCCCAACGGGGGTGGCTTCGTCAGTCATATCAACTCCTAGATGAGAGCCGCGCCCCGGCTTGCCCGAAGGGGCCGGGAACGCGACTCAGGTACAGTCCGCCTCGCGGCGGTCTATCCGGCGAATACCGGAATCTCAGCCGAACAGCCGGGACAACTTGCCCCGCTGCTCAAGTTCTAACTTCGCAATCTGACCGTTCTCCACGGTCTGCTCTATGCTCCGCTTGATGGCGGC